TATGGGAGCCATTACGTATTTATAGTATATGGCTCAAAAAATAACCAACGAATACTTTACTCCTGTTAAAAAAAGAACAAGTATTGGTAGCTCCAGTAGATCTAAACCTAAAAATAAACATAAGATTAAATCATGGAAAAAATACAACCGACAAGGAAACAGATAATAGATGATGTTAGGATCTGGTCTAAAAATTTTTTAGAAGTACCTAATCTACATTTAGGAGGTGTTCCTGCTTGCCCTTTTGCTAAAAAAGCATGGTTAGATAAAAAAGTATGGGTAGCTGTTAAAACCAAAAATAGCACTTATAAAAAAGAATTAAATGACTGTCTTAAAAATTTAGATTTTACTAAGAAAGAAATATTGATATTTTGTGACCCTTATTTTAGTTATTCCCCTGATGAGCTTCATATAGCTACTGAAGATTTTAATGAGTGGTATAATAGAAAAGACTTCTATTTTATGAGTTTTCATCCATCTAATCCTGCAACCGAAGAAGAACAAAAATTCCTTGTTTCGCCAAATAATGACACTAATTTATCTGGTCCCGATTATAAATATTCTATGATGCTGGTACAAAAGTTCTCGCAATTACAGAAAGCTTCTGATAAATTGCACAAACAAGGTTATTATAAAATGTGGCCTGACGAATACTATCAAGAGGTTGTGGTATCTCGTGCTAATAAATACAAACAGATCAATGGAGGTCTATCATGATGGGTAAAAAGAAAACTGCTAAAATGCGTGGCGGTGGAAAAGTTAAAAAAATGGCTAAAGGTGGACAAGGCTACAAAGATAGAAAAGATGAATCTATTGCAATGAGAATTAAGAAAAAACGTACACCAGCTCAATTAAAAGCTAGTAGAGATGAATCATACGGTAAGTTTGGTAAAGGCACTGGTAAAGGCGTTATTAATAAACGTGGCGGTGGTATTGCAAAAAGAGGTATGGGAATAGCGAAGTAATTAGATGTCTATTAATACAGGGACACCTAGCTATTCTTCCACAGCAGGATTTATATTAGATTTAGATTCTATAATAGAAGAAGCTTTTGAACGTTGCGGTTTACAAGATCGTACTGGTTACGAATTAAAAACCGCTCGTCGTTCTATTAATTTAATGATTGCTGAATGGGCAAACAGAGGATTAAATTTGTGGACTATTCAACAAAGAGAAGCAACTGTTACAGCAGGAACACAAATGATTTCTGGTACTACTTTATATTCAGTAGATGCAGCAGGAAATGCTACTACTGATGCTAATGATAGTTCTCAAATTATAGATATTGATAGTGCTGTTATGTCTAATAGTAATGGTGATTTTTCTATGACAAAAATAGGTAGATCTACCTATTGGGATTACACAGTAAAAACTACTCAAGGAAGACCTGCGCAATGGTACTTTGAAAGAACTATACTTCCTAAAGTATATTTTTTTCCAGCTGCTGATTCTACTTATACTTTTAAATATTATGCGTCATTACGTATGACCGATATAAATGCTTATACTAAAAATGCGATGATACCTTTTCGTTTTTTACCGTGTTTAGTAGCAGGATTATCTTATTATATATCAATGAAATACGCTCCTGATAGAATTCAAATATTAAAAGGTGTATATGATGAAGAATTTAGTAGAGCTGCGGCATCAGATGTAGAAAAAGCAAGTTATAGTATGGTACCAAGACAAACTTTATTTTTTTCATAATGGCTAAATATTCATCAGGTAAATTTGCTCTTAGAATTTCTGATAGATCAGGAATGGCTTTTCCGTATAATGAAATGGTTCAAGAATGGAACGGATCATGGGTTCATACTTCTGAGTTTGAGCCAAAACAACCTCAGTTAGATCCAAGAAATCATCCAAGAGATTTTACAGCATTACAACATGCTAAACCTCAAATAGCTAATGCTAGAGTTTATGTAGGTAATAATACAGTAAGAACTCCTACAGGTGAGGTAGTTTTATCTCCTAATGGTGATGTTTATGATGGAATAGGAGATGGAACAGCGGTTAATTCTTTTCAAACTTTATTAGAACCAGTTACTAACTATTACGCAAATGGCGTAGCCTACGCAGATACTCAAAGAAGCATGATGCCTCTTAGTGTACAACAGCCTCAAAAAAGCACAGGGTTGTTATCTCGCCCTGGAAATGTTACAGTGAGCACCTCATGACCGATTATTCCGATTTAAATGATAATGTAAGAAATTATACTGAAACAGATACTAATGTTTTATCTGATGCAATTATTAAACCTTTTATAGCATCTATCGAAGATCAAATTTTAAGAACGGTAGATCTTACTTATTTTAGAAAATATGATTATGCTACGTTGACCGTGGGCAATCCTTTTTTACCATTGCCAGGAGATTGGCAAAACACGAGATTTATTCAAATTTATGATGCCAGTGCATCCGAACCTAATAGAACGTTCTTGCTTCAAAAAGATATTTCGTTTATGAATGAATATTGGCCTGACAGAACGGCAAATGCTACTCCCAAATACTACGCTATGTGGGATGATAACACGCACTATGTTGCGCCAACCCCGAACGCTGCATTAACATGTGAGCTCGCATACACGTACAAGCCTGATGGTTTATCAAGTACACAAACATCTACTTGGTTAAGTCAAAACGCTCCAAACGTGCTTTTATATGGTTGTATTTTACAAGCACTTGGATACTTGAAAGGTCCAGCAGATATGATACAATATTATGATAAAATGTTTAACGAGTCTGTACAGTATTTAGCTACATATGAGATGGGGCGTGACCGTAGAGACGAATTTCGAGACGGCGTTATTCGTATCCCTCTCGAGTCAAAGAACCCATAGGAGGTCAACATGGCAATTACTCAAGCTGTTTGTAACAGTTTTAAAGTGGAGATTCTGAAAGGCTTGCATAATTTTACAGCAACGACAGGGAACACTTTTAAATTAGCGCTTTACGATTCAGAAGCAACATTAAGTAAATCAACAACAGTTTTTCAACAAACTGACGAAGTAGGTGCATCAGGTACTTATGCTGAAGGCGGAGGAGCATTAACTTCTGTAACACCGGTATTATCTGGTGATACGGCTGTTTGTGACTTTAGTCCGGATTTATCATTTACCAGTGCAACTATTTCAGCTCAAGCTGCTGTAATTTATAATAGTTCTACGGTATCAGGATTAACTACGAATGCTGCTGTTTGTGTTTTAGATTTTGGTGGAGTTAAATCTTCATCTGCTGGAACATTTACAATTACATTCCCTGCTGCTGAAGCAACTGCTGCAATTTTAAGAATCGCATAGGAGATAAATTATGGCTTCCGTCCAAGGATGGGGCCGACAAGCCTGGGGTGACGGAGCATGGAGTGCATATGGTCCAATACCCGTTACAGGGATTGGCCTCACGGCATCTACTAACAATGTAACTGTCACTACCGATCAGGTTATTTCTGTCACAGGTATTGGATTAACATCTAATACAAAGACACCTACAGCAACTGGTGTTGCTGAAGCAGTAATATCCGCTGGTGTGGTTGCGACATGGCAACCTATAGGTACGTACATTGTTCAATCTGATTATATTTTTCCTATTACAGGTACTTCGGCTACTTCTGCCGTAGGAACAACAAGTCAGACAGTTGATATAAGAGTTGGATGGAATAGATCTACAAATTTAAATACAGGTGCAGCAATTGGATGGGGCGATGAGGCGTGGGGCGCTATTAGTAATTCTCCTAGCGCTACAGGAAATGGTCTAACATCGGGTGTAGGAAGCATTACTGCTACTACAGATCAAATACTTTCACCCACAGCTAATGGTTTAACAACATCTATTGGAACGTATTCGATTACAGGAGACGCTGGAATAACTATTGTAGCAGCCTCAGAACCTGAATTAGATGCCTCTACAGGATCTGTTTCTATAGCTATTTCACCAACAGTTGAACCAACAGGTCAACTTGCTACTTCATCCGTAGGTAGTGTATTAACGTCTATTTTTGTTACAGGAGTTAGTGCTACGGTTAGCGAAGGGGATGCAATCCAGGAAACGAGCTATATGGCTCCAAGTGAAGAAGCCACTACAGCAGTTGGATCGGTGAATATTACAATAGATGTAAGCTTTACATTAACTGGCGTTTCTGCTACAAGTAGTACAGGAACATTAGGCGGGATCTTTTGGTCTGAAGTTGATGATTCTAACAGTTCAATAAGTTGGGCAGAAGTCCATAAGGCTGCATAAAAGTTTTGACAAACTTTAAAAAAATTACTAAAACTTTATTAGGAGATTAAATGTCAACTTATTCAACAGGTCTAAGAACAGAATTACAAGTAACAGGAGCAAATTCTGGTACTTGGGGTACTATTACAAATAACAATTTTTCTCAGGTTTTTGAATTTGCTATTGCCGGTGTTTATGCCGTACCAGCAATTACAACTGGAACGTCAACCACTCTAACAAACGGAGATGGTCCTCAAACTCAAGCAAACAATCAGGCTAGAAATAGTCAATTATTATTTAGTGGAACAGTTTCCACAACTCATACAGTTCAATTTCCTGCTACACAAAAAACATACGGAATTTATAATAACATTTCTGGTGGCGCAGATATTTCTGCAAGACTAGGGGCAACAGGTAATACAGTTACTATTACTAACGGAAAATATCGTTTAGTTTCAACTGATGGAACAAATTGGTATGATGTATTTAATTTAGCTGGATTAGGTGAATCATGGATTGAAAAAGATAATTCAGATTCTCCTTACACCGCTTCAGATGGAGATAATATTTTTGTTGATTGTTCAGCAGCGGTTGTAACAATTACTCTTCCTGCTTCTCCTTCGATAGGACAACAGGTTAAAATCATAGATGGCACAGGTAGTGCTGCTACTTATAACATTACAGTTGGTCGTAACTCTGAAAAAATTCAGGGTGCAGCATCAGATCTAACAATTAGCACTAACAATGCTGGTATAGCTCTGGTATATTACGATTCAACAAATGGGTGGAGGTTGAAATATAACGACTAATGGCTAACTTACAAGATATAGTAAACAGAAGTGAAGTAGGTGCAATTAAGCCTTGGGGTAAATCAACAGCTCCAGCAGGTTATGTATTGTGTGATGGTGCGGCAATTTCAAGAACAGATTATGCCGATTTATTTGCTGTAATTTCTACAACTTATGGGGTTGGTAATGGTTCTACCACTTTTAATGTTCCTAATCTTGCAGGTAAAATGCCTCAAGGTTATGATGGTAATACTTATAATATGGCAGGAACAGGTGGTGCTAATACTGTCACTGTTTCTGTAACTAACAACCAAGCTGCAACAAATACTAATAACCAATCAGTTACAGTAACAGGATCTATTTCTAATACTACTTTAACAACAGCTCAATTAGCTTCTCACGATCATAAAATGCGTTGCTGGAAATATCCTGCTCCGTACACGGATCAAAACCAGTATTGTAGATTTTGTGTTCAAAATGGAAACTCACATAGTATTAATGGTATAAAAAATATT